TGAATGAACGCTGCATTTCAAATTCAGCAAGACCTGAAGATGGTGTACCAACGGCAGATGCGCCTTTAGCCAGCTTTACACGGTCACCAGCGACAACAGCATCATCGATGCTGCCAGCGGTAGCAGTTGCGTAAACGAGGCCATTGTCAGCGTAACCAGCCAAAGCTTTACCTACAACTTTGCCAGAAATCTGATACCAACCATAATAGCCAGCAAGATTAATAGACATGGCAACCGCAACAGGGCCAATGGCATTAGCTGCCAATAGCGTTGTTGAGTTGTCATCTGCGTTGTAAGTAACAAAAGAACCAACAACCGTTGCCGCTAATCCTTTCAAGTAGATAAATTCACCACAGCCATAAGCAGTAGATGCATTATCTGAAGCTTGAACAATTAAGCCAAGCGGGTGGAGTTGAGTTGCAGAAGTGTCAGCAATAGGCTGCGCTCCTGCGATTGGGGTCACTATATCATAACTAGACATTTAATTTTCCTTTCAGGAAATAAAGTTTGCACAAAAGCGTCTAAGCTTTCATAACGCCCTGAAGTGAACGGTTGGAAACAGTCATATTGCCCTGCCAGATGATTGGAAGAACCTGACTGTCTTGGTTGACTGACCACTTCTCATGCACTTCTGTCCAGTTCGCATCTTTATGAGCGCAAAGCCCAATATAATCCGTATTCAAGAAGTAAGCATGAGCGTCTGGCATACCAGAAGCAACAGAATCATAGACCACATCAGCGCCCTTGTATTTCAAGGAAGTTGAACCAGCCGCAACGTCTGTTGTGTTGGTGTAACGCTTTAAGCTAGTTTGACTATTATCAAAAAACGTGAAGTATGTGTCATCCATAATAATCAAATCAGGCATATCGTTATTACGTGTTAAGTTTAACCACAACGGAAGCATCAAGCTTTCGATCGTGGTTGCACTAACCGCAATACCGCCACCGCCCTGTAAAGGTGCAGCCGCAGACTGAAGTGCGCTTTTCCAGAAGGTATAAGTTGTGGAATTAATGCCACCAACAGTACCTGTTCCAGCGTCAGAAACAAGAGCTTGCAAGCCATTGATCTGGTTAGCTGTGGTGCCGTCGGAATACATATCAACAGAGAAGTTGTTGCCAGCGGTACGCATTGCATTCTTCAACTTGTTTTTAACAAGCTTAATTACGCCTTCTTTGCCGCTGTTTTGGCGAATTTCTAAGCCAGATGCAACGACGTTAATTGCGATTTGCTTCCAAGGGAAGTTAGCCGCAGTAAAGACTTCACTTTGAGAAACGTCCAAAGTGTCATAGCCTGAGTAACGCTGATATGTACCGTTTTCGGTGTAATCGAGCGGAACTTGGATTTCCCAACCGCCACCAACAAGACCAACTTGGCCTTTTTCGGTTAGGCGCTGGTGTAACGCAGTGTGGTTCGTGACGTTATCTGCAAGATACTTATCTTTAAAATGCCGATAAGTAATTGCCGATATTTCGGTAAACGAGCTATTTGGAGAAGCCATTAGACTTTCCTTTCATTTTAAGCCGTCATGCGTTCGTCAACCAAGCCCCCGATAAAGTCCTCAACATTTTCAACACCAGCTTTGCCAGCGGGTCTTGCACCACTACGGACTACATTAGATGCCGCTGCCTTCTTTGACTTGGCTGCGCGGGCTTTCGCCATTGCAACTTTATCTGTTTCTGCCTTGGTTGATTTTGAAGCTTCAACTTTAGCAGATACACCATCATTTGCCGCAATCGCCATTTTATAAGCTTTTGACAACGCATCATGGTTAGAAAGATTTGGATCGTTTTGTCGTAATGCCGCAACAACTGGAATCATTTCATTTTCAAGTTCTGCATAAAATTCGTTGTCTTGTGCAAATTTTTGTACATCACCATTAATGGCAGTTTCCGCTTGTTGTTGTGCTTGCATTTGTTGTTGTGTTAAGAAATTCTCAAAGCCTTGCATTTTCTGTTGCATGGCAGCTAATTGAGGATCGATGGGCTGTTGAGGCCCAGCGGATTCAGTTAAAGCAGACATTGGAATCTGACGCGCATTCATCATATATTTAACAAAGCCAATTGGATCATTGTTTGCATAGTCTGATAAGGCAAATAGCTGACCAACTGCGGTGCTATCATCCATGCCATCTAGTGCTAACTGTTGTCTTCTTGGTGCTAATATTTGATCTAGCTTGTCGTACCCTTTCCGTTGTTCTGCAAGTTCCATAGTTTTTTGTGTGAAAGCTGATTCCTGTTCCTTCGCACGATCCGAAATCCATTTCTGTTGTTCGGGTGGAAGTGTTGTGAACGCTTCACGGTCTTTCGCAGACATAGACTGAGGCGCGGTGATGGTCTGGTCATCAGGTTCACTGTTTGCCTCTGCCTTGGCTACGGTATCGCTATCGGTGTTTTCTTCAACATCCGAATCTGTTTTAGCCTCAACAACATTAGCAATTTGTTCTTCGCTAATGTCGGAGTCATCAATTATTTCGCCAGTTTCTTCCAACTCATCAAAAGCAGATTCCATGAAGTTATCAATATCTGCGGGCGTTGAGTCTTCAATAGCTGTTGTTTCTAAATCCATTAAAAGTCTCCGTTTGGATTATTTAAAATATTCGTTTGCAACTGAATCCACTATTCCATCAATTGCTTTGTCGCGTCTTTTGTCTTCTGCTTGCGCTGCTATCTGAGCGTTTCTTGCGTTGTCCTCTTTCTCCCCACGCTCCAAAACTCTGCAACCAGTAGCTTTTAAGTTTTCTTCGTGCGCTCTACGCCCTTCTATTGATTTGCCCGACACAGGGCATTCATATGCCTCATAATCGCTTAAAATCCTTGGTGCAGACAAATGTGACCGCGCTGTTGGTATATACTCAATTACTTTTTTTGGTTTGTCAATTTTGACCGACCAATCGATATTAGCGTAATTAGTTTTATATTCTTTTAAATTTTTATTATAATCGCTCAAAGGTTAACTCCTTAATAACCGTCTAAACCACCAAAACTGCCTGTGCTTTGATCGCCCATGCCACCACTATTATCGCCATAGTCGCTTTCACCTCTTGGAGGGCCAAAACGATCATGTTTGCGAGTTACTACATTGTTAGTAACAGGAACATAACCACCACCTGGAGTTGTAAAATCGTTGCCATTAAGCCCCACTTGATTAAAACCACCTAAAGCGTTACCGCCACCTATACCAGCTCTAATGCCATATTCCATCGGAACGCCTAACGCTCTTGCTAAATTATTATTCATTCCAATATTTGCACTACTGCCTAACAAAAACCCGCCTGGCATAATTGCTTGTCCAACTCTTCCTATTGGAGAATTTATCATAGCTGCGTTGTTTATTGATGCGTCTATAGATTGCTGTGGAGATAAAGATGTTGTATTAGTAGGCGTAAACCCACCACCATTGTTATCCATAGTTTGTACAGGCTTCTTTATTAAAGCTTGCGCCATCGTAACCATTATAAAACCCCTAACATAAACAAACCAATAAAATCATCATCTTGTTTCTTAACCCGTGATTTCTCTTGTTGTATGGCAAAATAAGCTTTCATTAAAACCCTTAATTCACGAATTTGACTTAACATATCTTCAGCGTTTTTAGCCTTCAATATGGCCGCTTTTGCATCAACAGTAAAAACCGTTTTATCTTTGTACGCTTTAACAACTTCAATCGCCTCTTCAACTTCAGCAATTTGTTCTTCTTCTGGTATGTCTTTGCGCTGTTGCGCTTTTAGCCAATCGTCATACCAGACAATCTTTTCGTTTGGCCTTCTGCGTTTAGCGCCACCACCAGCCGCTTTGGCATATGATGGGTCAGCATCCCAAACGCCTTCATCCCATTTGCTAACATTCCATGTTGCCATTAAACCGTTTCAATCCCAACAGGTCTGCCATTCTCATAAATTGCCCTCTTTGGTGCAGTTATTGCGCTTGCTAGGCGTTCGTTAGATTCAACAATTAATTGACTTGTTTGCGCTTGCATATCCGCAATGTTCACCAAAGCCTGTTCCATGCCGCCCCTGTCTGCATTGGATTGATTGGATATAACGTCTTTAATTCGTGTTATTGTTGATTCAATATCCGTTGTCTCATAACCGCTAATACTGCCGTCGTCATTGTATGTCAGAGACTTGTTTGCGTGTAAATCTGACAGCGCATCATCAATGCTGTTTTCGTTCTCTGACTTAGCAATAATCGCCTTTGCAATGTTTGCTTCACGATCCAAAGCTTTCTGTTCAGCTTCAGCCTGACGGTCAAGTGCCTTCTGTTCAGCATCAAACGCCATCTTTTCGCGCTCCATTTGCATGTCATAGTCCCATTGCTCTTGCGGGGTAACGACAGGTTGTGAAGCTTTAAATTCAAACTCTTGGGCTTTTAATGATTGATCGCCACGTTTCAGTTCAATCTCAGCGGCAGCCTTCTCGCCATCCATTTGTGTGCGTTGGGCTTCTGCGCTCTTATCAGCTTTTAACTGTTCGTTTTCTTGCTGTAGCTGTTGGGCTTGGCCTTGCAATTCCTGCATTTGCTGTTGCATTTGTTCGTGCATCTGTTGCATTTGCGGATCAAGCTGCCCGTCTTCGCCTTCTTCTTCTTCGCCAATCATATCAAGCGCGTCTTCCACTTCACGGCCCATTTTAAATTTCCGTACAGAAGTCATCAACAGAGACTTGGCCGTTTCTAATGGCAAATAACCAGCCGCTACCGCAGGGCCAGCGCTTTGAATAAATGAAGCAATGCCAGTTAGCAATTCGGTTATGTTTTTCTTCTCTTGCGCTTGATCGCCCGCAATAGTGCTATCTGTCTCAATGTCAATCCGATAGGCCCGCTGTTGGTCATCACGCAATATCTGCAAACATTCATCCCAAGTTGGTTTATCCAATATCTCTTGTAATTTTTCAGGGATTGGCTGTTGTTGCTGTTGCATCTGTTGCGCCATCATTTGCGCTTGCATTTTCTCTTCTGGCGTTGGCAACTTAACGTCAGTCATAATTTGCATCGTCTCTGGGCTAAATTGCTCTGCAATAATCTCAGCCGCCATGCGTACTAAGTCACGGGCATATCTTTGAACTTCGCGTCTTGTATCGTCCAACCGCATCGTTCCAAATTGCGCCTTTAATTGCTGTGCGCCCAATGTTTCAGATGCAGCACTGGAACCGCGCATAATGTCGGCAATGCCTGTAATTTCATAAATTATGGTTTTCACGGCTTCGCGCTGTTGATACAAATGAATCAGAACGCCCGCAATTTTCTCAATCGGCCAAATCCAAACAGCCCGATCTAAACCGCCCGCTTGCATTAACGGCAAAACGTCTGTAGCTGGGACAAGCATCGTCTCTGAGCTATCCATAATGTTTGACATTTCTGATATTGTACTGTCGTAAATGCCACGAACTTTGCAAGCTTCAATAACGCCAGTAATGCGCCTTGTGATCGTATCTAGTTCATCAGCTTGGTCTTCGTAATATCTGAACGGCTCCACAGGCACTAACGAATCAGTGTAATCAACCGCGTACATTGGGCGCGGGATAGGCCAGAAGTCTTTCAAGTTTAATGGATCTTTGACAGTTTTGCAGGGTCGTTCGCTTAACCCTGGACACATAAATACAACTTCGCGTTTCTTTTTATCCCATATTTCCCAAACTATTGCCCGTTTGAATGTATCGTTTATATCTTCGTAATCTTCACCGTCCATGCCCTCAGGTGAATAATCTAGCGGAATATCTTTGGCGGTATCTGGAAAGTTTTCTTCAAGTTCGTCTTTATCAAACGTGTGTTTGAATCCAACCCACATGACTTCTTCCCAAGTTCTGCCTGGGCCACGCCTAAAGTCTGACCAACTAACATGCTCAAACTCTACTTCTTCACGCTCTAAAACTTCATATTCGCCTTCACCATCGATGCCCTGTATTTGTTCGTCTTTGCCAAACGCAGCTTCGTACTTAACACGAGTGACACCACGGCCTGTTATCTGGCAATCTTTAACTGCCATTTTCATATAGCGGTCAAAATCCTCTTCATCTAACGTGAACGACAAAGCACGTTCTAAAACGTCAGCGATAACTTTACCTGTTTCGTCGGCATCACGATAACGTCTGCGAACATCAGGCTTTGGTGTTTGATTGTACAGGGCAGGGCAGATTGTCTGGATGTTGGAATACAAAACATTAAACCGATCACCTGACTGATAACGACCAACGGTGCTTGTGTTGCTTTTTAAATCGTTCTTTTCGTCGCGATAACGAGCATTAACATCGTGCGCCCTTTCACGCCAAAACTTTTCATCTTTAGATGCAAGATCCAATTCCATCTGCCAGCGTTTAACAACACCTTGCAGGCCTTCTCCAGCGTCAATTGGCTCTTCTAATGATCCTGTTTGCGCAAGTGCTGCATCACTCATATGTTTTTATCCGTCATGCTGTGGGTATCATTTCTTGATACGTTACTTTAAACAAGCCAAAACTGCAATAGTCTCAATCATATCTTGGTTTGCTTCTTTTAGCTGATTTAAGCAAATCATTGAATGTAACGGTTGATTTGCCGCCAACTGACAATGTTCGACCAACTTCATTTTCAACAACTGGTTTAGGCTTAATGCTGCAATTAACTGCAAATTCCCCTAATGCATCTGCGCCATGTGAATTTTCATCATGCGCTGGCGTTGTGTAGCTTTGCATGGAATCGTTCCATTTACGATGGTATCTGTTTATTCGTTTCATACCATGTCTAACACGTTTTGTATCATTAAATCTTAATTGCGGAAACAATGCACGAACAGCATTTATGCGTTCTATTGGCCCAACTGCAACGCCTTTGTTGATTGGTTTTAGCCCCCACTCTTGCGCTGTTTGGTATCTTGTTTTTGCGCCACGGCCCCATTCTCTGACCATAATATCATGCGGCATAAAATGCGTCCCATACTCATATGGAAATTCACGCCCAATTTCTACTAAACCAGCAACCGACAAAGCTGGGTCTGGATTTAGTTCTGGAAAAGTATCGTTTACAATGTCTTCAATTCCACCACCTGATAATTCGTAATAATCAAGTATTCGCGCTTCTAGTCCGTCCTCTTGTATAAACCAAACCGCGCTGTAATCATCAACCCCAATATCCCAGGCCGTGTGAACAGGCAATTCAGGAATGTATGGGAAGTAGCCAACATGGCCGTCTTGCTCTGCTTTAAGCATATGCCTGGCATAGTAGCTGCCTTCTGTAATAATTTGATAACCACCGCCCCAAACATGATCAGCCATTTCAGGATCGTCTTGGTAATCGTCTTCCATTTCTATTTTCAGAACTTCTGGAAACCACGGGTTATCGGTGTGATTTACTTCAACGCTAATCATTCCGCGCCTTTGGCTTC